TCGTGGCGACACTCGCTACTGCTCAAGCCGCTGCCGAGTCGCTGCGCATCGAGCGCTCCCAGCCGAGCAGCTGCGCTTCATCGATCGATGGGTGCGCTACTCACCGACGAAGGTGCCGCTCACCACAGATGGTGACAACGCCAGTTCGACTAATCCTTCGACCTGGTGCGACTTCGACACTGCAGCTGCATCGCAGGTCGGTGTGGGCGTCGGCTTTGTTCTCACTAACGCCGACCGCATCGCCTGCGTCGACATCGATCACTGCCTCGACGGTCGTGGCCGACTTCTGTCCTGGGCGCAAGACATCATCGCCGGCATCCCCGACACGTACATCGAAGTCTCGCCAAGCGGCGATGGCTTGCATGTGTGGGGACTTGCCGACATCGACAAAGGTCGCAAGGCCGGCGGCGTCGAGGTCTACGGCAGCGGCCGCTACATCACCGTCACCTCTCAACGCTGGCGCAAATGTGCGACTGCGTTCGCCGATCTCAATGAGTGGATCGCTTCGCTGCCGATCTGATCGGAGCAACATGGCCACACAAGGCCCAAATGAGAAGGCTGTGCGCACCACGTTGCGCCAGTTAGAGATCTCTGTCGTCAATGACGCTCGAGGTCGCCTTGCGGTGACTCTCGCAAAAGCGCTTGACGGCGATGCGGGCATGGCGACAGCTGCCATCTCGCGTGAACTACGGGCAACGCTGTCAGAACTGGAAGGTCGCGGTAATGGCGACACCGATGACGATCTCACCAAGTTTCTTGCTGAACTGTCCGCCCCGATGGTCGACACCACGAACCGACCGCCCAACGCTCGGTGGGAAAGTCGCGCAGATCGCTGAGCTTCTCGGCAAACCTCTGATGCCCTGGCAACGTCACGTTGCCGATATCGCCTACGAGATTGACGAAGACACCGGCCGACTGGCCTATCGAGAAGTGCGCCTCACCGTTCCCCGTCAGTCCGGCAAGACCACGCTGATGCTGGCGGCGATGACTCACCGCTGCCTCGCAATGGGCAACAGGCAGCGCGTGTTCTACACCGCACAAACCGGCAAAGACGCTCGACTGAAATGGGAAGACGAACACGTCCCCGCCTTGCAGCGCTCAGCGCTCAGCAAACTCATCGAAGTGCGACGCACCAACGGCAGCGAAGCGATCCGCTGGGAGAACGGCTCACTGTGGTCGCTGCTCGCAACCACCGAAAGCTCAGGCCACGGCGCACAAGCCGATCTCGGCGTGCTTGACGAAGCGTTCAGTTACACCGACGACCGCCTCGAGCAAGCAATGAAGCCGGCAATGGTGACTCGCCCGCAGCCCCAACTGTGGATCGTGTCCACCGCCGGCACCGAAGACTCGCTCTACCTGAACGAGAAGATCGACGACGGCCGAATCCGTGCCCTATCTGGTCAGACTTCGTCGGTCGCTTTCTTTGAATGGTCAGCGCCAGACGACGCCGAGATCGGCAGCCCCGATACCTGGCGTGCTTGCATGCCGGCGCTCGGGATCACTGTTCCGATCGAAGCGATCCGCTCTGACTTTGAATCGATGCGTGAGCCTGAGTTTCGGCGCGCGTATCTGAACCAACGCCAAGACCGCGCCGCAGCTGCACCGTGGCAGGTCATCAGCGAAGAAGACTGGACAGCCTGCGCCGACACCTCAAGCGCAATCGCTGACCAACCAACCATCGCCCTCGATGTCACACCATCGCGATCGATGGCGTCACTGTGCGCTGCTGGCACTCGTGCCGATGGCGCTCAGCACATCGAAGTAATCGGCAATCGCCCTGGCACCTCATGGGTGCTGGACTGGTTCGCCGCTGAAGATCGTGTGCGTACCTATCGAAGCATCGTGATCGATCCCGTCTCTGGTGCCAACGCACTGGTCTCGGACCTTCGCAACCTTGGCTTGCAGATCGTCGAAGTTGGCACACGGCAGATGGTTGCCGGCTGTGGCAAGTTCTACGATCTCGCAACTCAAGGCCGCTTGCGCCACATAGACCAGGTGCCGCTGAACTCGGCGGTCGCTGGATCAAAGAAACGAAACCTCGGTGATGCGTGGGCATGGCATCGACGCGACAACAGCGTCGACGTGTCCCCACTTGTCGCCGCAACTCTTGCCTTACAGGCGCACGTTGCGCCCGAGCTGCGTCCGCAGGGAACCCCGCAGATCGTCGACCCTTGGAGCCTGACTGATGAGTGAACTACTCACCACCATCGTCGAGCTCATCGGCGCTGCACTCATCGTGGCTGGTGTCGCGATGCTTTCAATCCCTGCCGCATTGATCGCCGCCGGCGTGCTGGCGATCTGCGCTTCATTCCTGGTGGCTAACCGATGAGTCTCTTTGCAAAACGCGCGCTCAACCCTGATCCCGTGCGCACCTCTGTCTGGCTGCCGACGACCAACTGGTCCGGCGAATCAATCACCGAGTCCACCGCCCTTGAGGTCACAGCCCTCATGGCGTGTGTCTCGCTGATCGCCGACTCTGTCGCATCGCTGCCCATGCGTGGCATCCGCCACGTTGGCGATCGCACCGAGCCAGTGCAGATCCCTAAGTGGATCGACAGCTCGACCGAGCACACGCAGTACGAACTCATTCACATGATCGTGACTTCGCTTGCTCTGCACGGCAACGCCTACATCTACGTCGACCGAGACGTGAACACGAACGCACCGCTCACGCTGACACCTCTGCACCCCACGAACGTGCAGGTGAACATTGTCAACCGCCAGCGGTACTACACGACGAACGGCATCGTCATTGATCTGAACAACATGCTGCACTTGCGCTGGTGGACACCGCCGCAATCTGCGGTAGGTCTGTCACCGATCGAGATGCAGCGCAACACCATCGGCCTTGCACTTGCTCAGGCACGCTTCGTGAATCAGTGGTACTCCGAAGGCGCAACGCCTTCGTCGGTGCTCGAGGTCGACGGCGACATGACCACCGACCAGGCGAAGGTTCTGCAGGCAACGTGGGAAACCTCACATCGCCGCAAGCGTCGCCCTGCCGTTCTCACCAACGGCATGAAGTGGAAACCGATCACCGCCTCGGCCCAGGACATGGAACTCGCCGAATCTCGTGAGCAGACGATCAACGACATCGCGCGCATCTTCCGTGTGCCGAACTACATGATCGGCGCACGCGGCGACTCGCAGACCTACCAGAACAACGAATCGGCTGGCATGCACTTCGTCACTTACACGCTGCTGCCGTGGCTTGTGCGCATCGAGCGCGCGCTGAGCGGTCTGATGGTTGCACCTCGCGAGATCAAGTTCGACACCTCAGCGTTCCTGCGTGCCAACACCACCGAACGAATCCGTGCCTATCAGAGCGCAATCATGTCGGGCATCTTGACGCCGAACGAAGCGCGTGAACGTGAAGGCCAAGAGCCCTACCCGGGCGGCGACGAGTTCGTCATGGTCCTGCCAGGCGCAATCGTCGCAGGCACAAGCGAAGCGCAACCGCCAGTCGGCACCGACGCTGAGCCACCGATCCGATGATGGAGATCGCAATGACCGATGAAGAGCTGAACCAAGACACGGCGCAGGGGCCTGTCTCCAAGCAACTGGATGAAACCATGCCCGAACAAACCCCTGTTCGTTACACCGCCGTCGAGATTGAGAACCGCCGCATCGGCGGTCGCGATGTCGAGTTCCGCACCGTTGAGGTCGACGGCCTGCAGCTGCGTGCTGTAGAAGCCGACACCGAGATGCCGATGCGGTTCGCTGGTTACGCCGCAGTGTTCAACTCCCCATCGGAGCCGCTGCCATTCATCGAGACCATCGCCCCTGGTGCGTTTCGTCGCTCGCTGAAATCAGACAGCGAGAAGCGCATGTTCTTGAATCACAACACCGACCAGGTGTTGGCAAGCACACGCTCTGCGACCTTGTCGCTCAGCGAAGATGATCGTGGTCTGTACGTCGAAGCCGATCTGCCCGACACCACCTACGGTCGCGACCTCTCAATCCTCATGCAGCGCGGCGACGTGCACTCGATGAGCTTCGGCTTCTCAGTGCCCCGTGGCGGCGACTCATGGTCAGAAGATGGCAGCTCGCGTGAACTGCGCGAGATCATCTTGCACGAAGTCTCAGTGGTAACTGGCTTCCCCGCCTACCCCGCCACAGAAGGTGCGCAAGTTCGCAGCACCGAAGAAATCGCCGAGCCAGTCGACGCAACCGAAGACGGTCTGCCAGTCGATCTTGCTCGTCGCATGCTCGAGCTCAACGCCAAGCGCTGAGCATCGAATCTGCAGCTCGGAGCCATCGCCCGGAGCGCCCCCCATGCGCAACCACCGATCGACCACCACCTGCACTCACTAACCAAACCCAACCGCCCAGGAGGCACCAATGACTGACGAACTCGTCAATCGCCTCTCGGAACAGCGCGCGCGTACCTGGGAAGAAGCAAAATCTCTTCTCGATCACGCAGCGTCCGAGAACCGTGACCTCTCAGCCGAAGAGGCTGAGCAGTTCACCCGCATGAACGACGACATCGACGCATTCGATGCACGTCGCAAGAACATCATCGACATCGAAGCACGCGAACGTGCAATCGACGAATCACGCGCCGCTCTCGGCGTCCCGGCTGACTTCGGCACCCGTGCCGTTGCTCCTGCCGAGAAGACCGACAGCGACATCATTCGTGAAATCGCCCTCGGCGAGCGTCGTTCGTTCTCGTTCGATACCCGTGATGTCACCAAGTCCAGCACCGGCGCACCAGTGCCGACCTCGTTCTACGACACGCTCGTGGAACACCTGGTCGTCCAGGGCCCGATGCTCGACGGCAACGTCGTCACGATCCTCACCACGAACGGTGGCGAATCGCTTCAGATCCCACGCACCGCCACCTACACCGGCCCAGCAATCATCGGTGAAGGCACAGCGATCACGGAATCAGATCCGACGTTCGCAGCGTTCGTCACCCTCGGCGCATTCAAGTACGCCGCCACGTTCCAGCTCAGCCGTGAGGTTGTCGAAGACTCAGGTATCAACCTGCTTGACTTCGTCGCCCGTCAGGCTGCGACTGGCATGGGAACAGCGGTTAACGCTGGTCTCACGGTCGGCACCGGAACTGTTCAGCCCAACGGTCTATCGAATGGTGCCGGCACCGGCGTCACTGGCGGCACCGGCGTTGCTGGTGTTCCGACTTATGAGAACCTCGTAGACCTCGTCTACTCGGTCAACTCTTCGTATCGCCGTCGCGGCGCATCGTTCCAGATGCAAGCAAGCACCGTCGCTGCAGTTCGCAAGATCAAGGACGGAAACGGAAGCTACATCTGGCAGCCGTCATTCCAGACTGGTCAGCCCGACACCCTGCTCGGCTACGTCGTCAACGAAAACCCAGACGTTGTTGCCACTGGCACCAGCGCCAAGTCGGTCATCTTTGGTGATATGGCTTCTGGCTACTACGTCCGTCAGGTGCGTGGCATCGACTTCGCACGCGACGACAGCGTTGGCTTCGTGAACGACCTCATCACCTTCCGCGTCACCTGGCGTGGAGACGGCGCGGTCGTCGATCAAAACGCAGTCAAGTGTTTCCGAGGTGGCGCGTCCTGATCGGACGCCTCACCTCTTACGGGCTTTGTCTGGTTGGTGGTGGCTCGTTGCCCGTGCGAGCCACCACCGGCCAACCAGACAGCACACACGGCAATCGGGCTAGGAGCATCATGGGCAAGAACAGAGGCAACAATCATGTGGGTCGTAATCCGCAACACCGAGGTCGAGTTACCTCCGTACCTGGCGCAGTACCTGGTCGAAGCGTCGGTGGCGACACCCGTGCAGGAATCTGCTGGCACTCAAACTTCGCAGGAGCAGGCACCGGCTACGGCGTCCAAACCGCGCAAGTCGCGCGCCAAATCAAAGCCACCGGCCGACCAATCACCCTCTCAAACAACTACGGCACCCAGGGCTTCATCACCGAGTGGGAAGGCATCGAAGTCCTCCCGACCGGCTTCCACCCCTACTCGGCAGACGTCCTCGACGCCCACCTCAAATACTCCCAAGAACAAACCGGTCGACCCAGCGCTCTAGTCACACTCTTCGACACTTGGGTCTTCAAAGGCGCAAAGCTCGACGACATCAAAGTCATCGCCTCATGGGTGCCAATCGACCACACGCCCGCACCGCCGGACGTTCTCGAATGGTGCCGCCGAGACAATGTGCTGCCGATCGCTATGGCGAACTACGGCGCACGAATGCTCGAGGCTGCCGGCGTCGACCATCGCTACATTCCACACGGCGTCGACACCAAAGTCTTCCAACCAGGCGCAACCGTCGACGGTGCGACAGGTCGCCAACTTCTCAAGATCCCCGACGACGCATTCGTGGTCGGGATTGTCGCCGCCAATAAGGGCATCGCACCGATGCGTAAAGCATGGGGCGAAAACCTGCTGGCT